GTTGAATCTTCACTAGTTGAGATTGAAGTAGAAGACGACCTAGAGAAAATCTCAGAAGCACTTGAACTCTCAGAAGAGAATCAAGAGAAAGCAAAAGTTATCTTCAAGGCCGCAGTATCATCTAAAGTCTCAGAGATCAAAGAACAACTTGAATCAGAGTATTCAGAGAATTTAAAAACCTCAACAGAGAAAGTTAAAGACGACCTAGCAGAAGCAGTCGACAAGTACCTTTCTTATTGTGCAGAAGAGTGGACGAAAGAAAACGAACTTGCAATTGAAAGAGGTTTGAGATCAGAAATGACTGAAAACTTCATCGAAGGACTAAAAACATTGTTCACAGAACATTATGTTGAAGTACCAGAAGATAAGTATGATGTTATTGATGAACTCGCAAATCGTCTTGACGAAATGGAAGACAAACTTGACGCCGAAGTATCTAAGAATATGGAAATCGTCGAAGAAAGAGATTCATTGTTAAGACAAAATGTTGTGAAAGAGGCATGTGCAGACTTGTCTGAGTCACAAATTGAGAAATTGGTTTCACTATCAAATGGTGTAGACTTCTCAAGTACTGAAGATTTCGCAGAGAAAGTTTCAGAACTAAAAGAAGCATACTTTCCTGCTGATAAAGGTGAAACCGTTGCAGAAGAAACAGTAATCGAAGAAGGAACAGGTTCTTTTGAAGAAGATTTATCTTCAGAGAAAGTAATTGATCCTACTATGAATGCTTATTCTTCAGCATTAAGTAAACTAAAACCATTAGGTTAATTTTAAAGGAGAAACTGTAAAATGTTCTTATCAGAAAATTTACAAGAAAAGTGGTCCCCTATACTTGAGCATTCTGATCTTCCAAAGATCGAAGACAACTATAAGAAGGCCGTAACTGCCGTTATCCTCGAAAACCAAGAGAAAGCACTAGCAGAAGATAGAGCAACTCTTTCAGAGGCGGCACCTTTAAATGCTACAGGTGGTAGTGCTATTTCTAACTGGGATCCAATTTTGATCTCATTAGTAAGACGTGCTATGCCAAATCTCGTTGCTTACGACATTTGCGGTGTTCAACCAATGACAGGTCCAACAGGACTTATCTTTGCCATGAAGGCAAGGTATCAAGATTATCCTTCAGCAGGACGTGAAGGACAATCAGAAGCATTAGGTATCAAAGAACCTAGAACTGGTTATTCTGCTTCAGCAGGACCAAACAGTTCAGCAGGCGTTGATGCTGACCCAGAAGGAAATCCTTTTGCAGGGTCAAGTGCTTATCAAAACCAAACTTCAGGCGGTATGTCAACAGCAAGTGCAGAAGCACTTGGTGATGGAGCATCAAACCACTTCCAAGAAATGTCATTCACTATTGAGAAATCAACTGTGACTGCGGTTTCAAGAGCATTAAAGGCCGAGTATTCACTCGAACTTGCACAAGACTTAAAAGCAATCCACGGTCTTGATGCAGAATCAGAACTAGCAAATATTCTTTCATCAGAAATTCTTGCTGAGATCAACCGTGAAGTTGTTAGAGAAGTTAACAACCAAGCAAAAACCGGTGCAGAAGCAACTGCTTCAGCAGGTACATTCAACCTAGACGTTGATGCTAACGGTAGATGGTCAGTTGAGAAATTCAAAGGATTATTGTTCCAAATCGAAAGAGAATCTAACAAGATTGCTAAAGAAACAAGAAGAGGTAAAGGTAACTTTATTCTTTGTTCTTCAGACGTAGCATCTGCTCTTTCAATGGCAGGAGTATTAGATTACGCACCTGCTCTTAATACTAACATCAACGTTGATGATACTGGCAATACTTTTGCTGGTGTTCTTAACGGTAGAGTTAAAGTATACATCGATCCATATGCTGGATCAGATTACTTAACTGTTGGTTACAGAGGATCAAATCCATATGATGCTGGTATGTTCTACTGTCCATATGTACCTTTACAAATGGTCAGAGCAGTTGGAGAGAATACTTTCCAACCAAAAATCGGATTCAAGACAAGATACGGAATGGTATCTAACCCATTCGTAGGTGCTACACCTGCAAGTGGTCTTGCCGGTGACGGTACTAACCAGTACTACAGAAAGATGTTAGTTTCTAACATTCTGTAAAAATCAATTGATTTTGAAAAAGGACTCTTCGGAGTCCTTTTTTTTTATGTGCTAAATATAATTGTCATTAACACACAAACACACAGGAGGAAAAATGGCAAATCAACAAAAATCTGGGTACGAAATCCGTGCCGACTTACTTAATCTAGCAGAAAGTCTTATTATCAATAATATTGAGAATGAGAGGCAGACCATATATTCATGGAATGATAATCATGCTGAGTCTAAAAAGGAAATTCCTTTGAGGACTTATACTGCTCAAGATGTTATTGAAACTGCAAAACAGTTCAATGATTTCGTAGTCGAGAAGTAAGAAAAGATATTTGGGCAACTTCGGTTGCCCATTTAGATAAATAGTAATAGAGGAAAAAATGTATACAAGTATAACTAAACCAGACCCTAGTAGATTTGTTGAGTCTAGTACACCACAAGACAAGCAAGTGCATAGAGGTTGGTATTGGGATCATAAAACAAAGAAGTTTTACAGATGGGATAATATACCCAAGGATAAATAATGTCAGAGACATCTATTAACAAGTCAATACTTAATAAAAATAATTTTAGATTACTTATTGACAAAACACCAACTGTAGAGTACTACGTTAGATCAGTTAATATTCCAGGATTAACATTCGGAGAAACTGTACAGGCGGCAGGTGTAGGACTTGATGCTTTCTTCCCTGGCGATAAGGTGTCTTTTGATACACTTGATGTATCATTTCTAGTCGACGAAGACTTAGAAAACTTCAAAGAAATTTATGATTGGATGGACGCAATTGTTCCTATAGCAGATCCTTCTGCCTATGGGGCATATGTTAATTCAGTCAAAACAGATGCAGGTACATTCTCAGCAGTAGAGAATGATCTTTTACAGTATTCAGATATCACACTAATATTGAATACTAATAAGAACTTACCAAACAAATTTTTTAGATTCCACGACTGTTTCCCTATCAGTTTAGGTGGTATCGAACTAGAGAGTGGTGCAGATACTGAGGCAGTTATTGCAAATGTATCATTCAGATTTACATATTACGAGATAGAAAGCACTAGTTAAATCTCGATAAATATGTTATACTATTAGTATTTAATAGTATATTAGGTAAATTATGAAACTAGATGAAATCAAAGTGATGTGGTCAAACGACTGTGAGATCGATGATATCGAACTTGACAAGTCATCATTAGAAGTTCCAAAATTACATGCTAAATATTCAGAGTTACTAACTGATAACATTCTATTGTTGAGAAGTCAGCAGATGAAATACAATATGCTTAGAAAAGATAAGTGGATGTGGTTCAACGGCAAACTTGACGATGATAGAGTTAGAGAACTTGGTTGGGCACCTGATCCATTTGATGGATTGAAAGTAATGAAAAGTGACATGGGCATATGGTTCGATTCTGATCCAGATCTTCAAAGTCTCAAAGCAAAAATGGATTACTTACAAGAAACAATTGAGTTTATAAAAAGATGTATGGACAATATCACTTGGAGACATCAAACAATAAAGAACACTATAGAGTGGCGTAAATTTATGGCGGGTCAATAATGCTTTATCACAATCAAGTATGGATATATAAAAACTTTCTAACTGAGGCAGAATGCGAAGTAATACATGCTACTGCTGAGAAACATGATCTCATGGAAGGTCGCATTGGATTTAAAAGCAATGACCCTGATGCACCACCAAAAACTGATGGTCAACAAAACAGTTCAATCAGACAATCAGATGTTAGATGGATACCCCATAATTCATTCGTTGAAGAAATAAGTCAGAAGATCGAAGATGGTATCAACAGTGCTAATAGAGAGGCAGGTTGGAATTTATTCTGGGATCAACCAGAGTCTCATCAATATACTATCTATCATCATAGACCTGAAGCAGAAGTTAAAGGCGATCATTACACTTGGCACATTGATTCAAGTCCAGATTATCAAGGTCAAGGCGAAAGAATTAGAAAGTTAAGTTCGACACTTCAGTTATCTGACCCAGATGATTATGAAGGTGGATATTTTCAGTACATCAATCCAAATGGTATATTTGATAAACTAAAACCAATGGACGATTGGGTAGATATGCAACAGCATATTACAACAGTCCCATTCTCTGCCAAATCTAAAGGAACACTTATTGTTTTCCCTTCTCATACATATCATCAAGTCACACCAGTAACAAGGGGAACACGAATATCACTAGTCAGTTGGTTTCATGGTCCTAAGCATGTCTAAGAAATTTAAGAAACAAGCAATGATAAAACTGTGCGTATGGACAGATGAAGACATAGGCGATATGAACATGGAAGAACAAATGAAGATAGTAGATAAAGCAATTAAGGAAAGAAGATACTATCTAGAATCAATTAACCCACCTAAGAATGTCTAATTTAGTTACAGTAGAGAAGATCGATGAGGTCTTCATGAAAGTGAATT